AAGGTGAAGGGGAACGTGGCGTCAGAGACGGCCCAGCCCATCACGGACGTGATAGTCAGGACCACGGGTCTGGAGCTGACGGACAAGAAAGGCGGAACCCTGATCCAAATCTACGACATAGACAAGGCCATTCAGGAAAACACTGAACGGAATTCCATGATCGTAGAGGACGTTAAACGTGAAGCCCTGGCGGGCCACTCCTGTCTGGTGGTGTGCCGGAGGAAGGTTCACGTCTACAAACTGATTGACCTACTACGGCGGGCGAAGGTCTACGCGGAGCCCCTGGAAGGAGGACGGACCAAGAAACAGATAGCGGAGACAGAACAGGCCCTGATAGACAGGCGCGTCAAGGTGGCTGTTGGGACCATCCAACTGACGAAGACCGGGGCTTCCATCAATCCCTTGGACAGGCTGTTCCTGGCGGGAACAGTGGGAAACAGAAAGGACACGGAACAGGTGGCTGGAAGGATCAGGCGGGCGGCTCCATGGAAGTCTGACGCTGTGATCTATGACTACGTGGACTCCAACCCGGTCATGTGGAACCATTTCAAGAGACGGCGGGCGGTCTACGCCAGCTTCGGGCTGGAGAAGTTCAAGAACATGTCTCTGACATAAGGAGGACAGAGTGGCCAAAAGACTACTGAAGAAACGGACAGATACAGACACATCACCCCCAGCTACGGACACCACGGAAGATCCCAAGGGGACCCCTAAGAAGGAGAACCCGGCGGAACAGACCCTGGGCTTCATGGCCAAGCGCTACATGGACCTGAAGAAACAGATCAAGCTTCTGAATGACGGGGTGTCCAGCCTGAAGAAGGCCATCACGGAGCGGGTCCAGGCGGAAGGCGTGAAGGATGAAAAAGGCTCCTTCCACGCCAGTGTGGACGGGCTCCAGGTGGACTACACGGCGCGGGTTTCCATCCGCTACGTGGACGAAGCGGAGGACATCCTGATGGCTCTGGGTGTTTGGGAGAAGGCCACCAGTCAGGTCATAGATGACGCCAAGATTGAAGCCCTTCATGAACTGGGAGAAATCTCTGACGCGGACCTGGGACGGCTACTGACCAAGGAGACCAGCTATGCTCTTTACGTCAAAGATCCTTCAAAAGGAAAGAAGTGATCTTCTAAACACAGGTGGTCCTGTTTGTAGCCTGTGTCCGGAAAACACCCAACAGCGGGCGGAATGGAGATCCAAGAACCCCAAGACGTTCATGGTGTTCAGCCCTGACGCCTTCATGGAAGACCTGTCCTTCTTTGAACCCATATGGAAGGACATTGGGTGGAGGTTCCCCCAAGATGTGGTGGCTTTTTCATTTCCGCTGTGTTCGTTCCCACACACCCCACGGGTGGCCAACCTACGGGCCTGTGAAGAAGTCTTTCAGGACATCTTGGAAGCCTTCTGTCCCAACCTGGTGGTGGTAGTGGGGAAGGAAGCGGCTAAATATCTACTGGGACACGGCGTCAGTCCCCCTGACATCAGAACCCTGGCGGGACAGTTCATCCTTCCTGATGAATTCGCTGTGAAGGGATACCTGACCCCCTTCATCGTGATCAGGAGTCCATCCTTCATCCTCAGTTTTGAAGATGAAGTAGCGGCGGGTGAACTGTTCTCCGATCACCTACGAAAGGTTGAAGCGTTATGGCGGGAGCTACAGACACGGCCCAGACAGAAAGCAAGATAGACAAACGGAAGGAGAAGTGGGTGACCCTTGGGGGGACCCAGTTCACGGTCTACTCCAGGTTTGTGGTGGCCCAGGCCCTGGGCCGGACTGTCAGGACTATCAGGGCTTGGGACAAGAAGGGAGTTCTTCCTGAACCCATCTTCAAGCTACGGGACGGACGGCGCTGGTATTCGGCCCAGGAAATCCGGATCTTCAAGATGTTACTGGAACAGGAAGGACTGAACAGAACAGGCTCTGACGGACGGCTGAAGAAGTCCGGGAAATCCATTGAAAGTACACGGTTCAAACAGCGGGCCGCTTTGGAAGTGAAGCGGCTGAAGACGGAGGTCAAAAATGGCAAAATCACGGCTCTTGCGTCCCCAATCTAAGAAAGCTACGAAGAAATCAACCAAGTCCAGGAAGGCCCCTGTGAAGACCACAGAGGGGAAGAAGGAAGTTGGGTTTGTGGAGGTCAAGGTGTCGGTCATGTTGTACGGGACAGGGGCGTCAGCGGCCTGTCAGCTACCATGTGAACGCCACCAGGTCAGTGACACGTTCAAGGAGGCGTGGAACATGGTGGATGAACAGTTGGTCCCCAAGCTGGCGGAAGTGGCGGAGCTGGCCCAGAACCTACAGGTCAGATGATGGACTACATTCTTCTCCTACTGATAGCCAGACACCCGGAGCTGACGGACGGAGCCAAAGTCACGCTGATGGAGATGATCCCCCATTTCAGTGACGGACGGCTTCCGTCCACGTCAGAGCTGTCCACGCTTCGGGAGACGGACACAGACACCATCAGGAACCACATGAAGGAGCTGGTCCAGGCGGACGTTCTTCTGAAGACCCCCACCATCAAAGTCAAGCGGATGTTCACCTACAATCCTGACGCCTTGGCCAAGGCCCAGGGCGTGGACAGGTTGGCGGACGTGGACTTTGAAGCGCTGAAGCGCCAGGGGGTCCACAAGCCAGAAGCCAAGCTGAAGCCACGCGGGAAACCGGCGGACAAGATGAACCCCACGGATCTTCTGAAGTTCTTCTACGCGGTCCATCAGGAGGTCCGTGGGTTCAGGTATAAGGCGGAGAAGAAGGACCACATCCGGATCAAACACATGGTCCGGACGTTCGGGGCCTTCGTGGTCCACAAAGGGATCAGCGCCTTCATGATGGACGGGGAGACCCTGGGCGTCCAGGACTACACCATCCGGGAGCTGTTTGAAAAACACCAGGGGATCATGGAAGTCCTGGCCAAGGAGGCGCTGTGAATTTCTGGCCCTATATATGTACGCGCACGGGCGCGGGCGCGATAGCGCTTATTAGCGTTCATGGACGTTCATGGGTATCTATAGATCCTGAATATCTAAAGACCCGGATAGGGCTGGTAAGTACCTACAATGGTTCTTCCGTCAGGAAGAACCTTTATAGCCAGGCGTCAAGTAAAAAGTGAAAGGAGTGAACCCAAGTGGAGGAAGCCAAGACTGTCACCTTCGCTGAACTGAGGGAAGCGGGAATTCCAGCGGAGTTCTACACGCCTTCATTGCCAGCGTTTTCCGGGCCGCCCAAGGCGGCGGGGAAGGTGGGGAGGTTCGTGGGTCTGTTTCAGAAGGACCCAGTGGAAGCTGTTGGTCAACACATCTATCTTCAGGGTGGACTGTTGGCCCAGACCAGGCTATTGGGAGCCACCATGGTGAAGGCTGTGTTGGCTATGGACATGACGGCCAAATTCATCTCCCCCATGTCCATGTTGACGGAGGTCTTCGGGTCTGTTAGGCCATCGGAGTTCACCCCCAATGACCTGGTGGTCAGTCACTACGAAGAAGTGGACCTGGCTGTCTTTGACCTGGTGGAAGTAGCTGACGCCAAAGACTGGCGCTGGCACATCCTACAGAAGGTCATCCTTCGGAGGATTGAAGACGGAAGGTCCACGGTCATCCTGTCCCACCTTCCTCCCATGACCCTGGGAACGGGTGGGTCTAGTTTGGCTGACCTGGTGGGGGAACGTCTTGGTGTCACCATCGCGGACCTGTTCCAGATCGTGAAATGCGGGGACGCCAAAGGCTACAGGGAGAAGTTGGTGGCTAACCTTGGAGGGTCAAATGGCTGACGATCCTTGGGACAACATCCACCCCAAGCCTGTGATCATGGTGGACGCCATTGGTGTGGTCTTCACACCCAAGAAGTCCAAGGTCCTACGGCGGGTCAGCTATGAAGTCCCCATGTTCGTCAGACAGTGGCTGTTTGACGCTTCCAGTTTCTACTCCGTCTTCCTGTTGGTGACGGATGATAGAATGAAATCCCGGCTCCAGAAATCGGGGCCAACGCTCTTCTTCACGGACTACCTGGTCATCCCTGACCAGAAGGCATTGAAGGAATGGATGACCATGTTCAGAGGCTGTCTGGTCATTTCCAACCTTCCCCAGACGTGGGGCGTGTGTATGAACGGAGTGAACGGTTATGAAGATCCTGAAACCGCCATCAAACAGGCGGATCTCTTGGCCACAGTTAAGGGAGAAGACGTGTTCATGTGCCAGATGCGGGCTATCAGAGGCCCGGAATAATGTGGTTTTCGGGAAGGGGTTCAAGGACGCCAGAGCTGTCATCATTGGCGAAGCCCCAGGAGCCCAGGAAGATGAAAGCGGCGTCCCATTCGTGGGACCGGCTGGGAAGGTCTTGGATGACATCCTGGCCCATCTGGGTCTGAAGTATTCGGGGAAGAAGGTTCCCCAGAACCGGCGGGTCTTCATCACCAACGTGGTCAAGTGTAACCCCCGTCAGAACAGAAGAAACAGAGCCCCCAAAGCGGGAGAAGTTCTGGAGTGTCGGCCCTGGTTGGTGGAGACCCTACGCCACATCAGGCCCAACATCCTGATCATGCTTGGGCGGATCTCTGAAGCGGCCATAGTCGGACGGCGCGGCTTCACCTACCCCATGGTCCTCCGTGGGGTGTTACTCTACGAAGTCACCCACCCAGCGGCCTACCTACGGAACACCAAGTCACTGGAGGATGATGTTCATCTGTGGAACCAGATTTCCAAGGACCTGTTGGACTGTACGGCGGCCAACCATCCACGGCCTGAACCGGATGTCTATGACCTTCCCCTACTGATCCAGACGAAGAAGGAGGAAGCTAATGGCTGACATGGAAGTGGAAGCGCTGGCGAGTTTCTACGATAGTTCCCAGGCTGAACGGACATCCTTTCTGATGGGGTGTCAAGGGCTGGACCTGTTCAAGTCCAGGATCACGGAATGGACGTGGATCAGGAATTTCTGGAAGGACCACGGAACGATCCCTTCCAAGCGGCTGTTCCTGAATAGCTTCCCGTCCTTGGCCCCCAAGTTCCCCACGGAGACGGACCCCCTGTCCTACTGGGCGGACCAACTGTTTGAACGGGAGAAGTTCAACAAAGTCAGGGACCTGGTGGGGGAGGTCAGGGTGGACCTGGAGTCCCTGGATGAAGACGCGGCCACGAAGGCCACACAGAAGATATTTGACGCGGTCACCAGTCTTCAAAATGTCTGGGACACCAGGGCGGACTTGGACTGGTCAGCCCAGAAGGAGGACAAGTGGTCCAGCTACGAAAGGCTCCAGGCGGAGCTGAAGACGGACGGTTTGACTTCCCCTTGGCCTACGCTGGCGAAGATGGCCCCCAAGTTCAAACCCAAACAACTGGCCACCATCATAGCCAGGACATCAGTGGGGAAGACCTGGATGACTCTGGTCTTCGGACTCCATTGGTGGAGACAGGGGGCGCGGGTGGTCTACATCTCCAAGGAGATGGGAGCGGAAGAGATAGCCCAGCGGGCTGACTGTATGAATTTTGGTCTGTCCTATACACGCTACACGCGGGGCCAACTGAAGGCGGAAGAGGAACGGAAGCTGAAGGCGGCCATCAGACGGATGAAGAGCCAGAACCTTCCTGACTTCATCATTGTGGATGACGAAGACCTGGACGAAGCTGTGGGGGTCCAGTCTGTGGTGTCCAAGATCCAGGAATACAGACCGGACGTGGTCATCATTGACGGCGCGGATCTCCTGATTGGGGCGTCCAAGGTCGGCCTGTCAGAGACGGGCGTGAAGGTGGCCAGGATGATGAAGCGGGTGGCCAAGGCCAAGAACGTGTTCATCCTTCAGACCTTCCAGGAGCGGAGGGAAGGCGGGGAAGAGAAGGGTGGGAAGACAGGCGGCGGCCTGGCCACGGTCTACTACGCTGACGCTATCACCCATCACTCTGACTATGTCTTTGAACTGGCGGGCGTCAGGAAGGACCCGGTCAGGACCTTCAACGTGGAGAAGTCCAGGAATTCAGGGATAGGCGGCTTCCACGTCAGGTTCACCTTTGACCCCCCATGTTTCGATGAAGTCCCGCCAGGGGAGATCAAGCCAGAGGAAGAGCGGAGGACGGACAAAGTGGCGGTCAAGATTGAAAACGAGTTCAGGAAGAAGAAGGAGGCCCAGTCATGACGGCGGGACAGCTTCTCCACCTGTGTGAAGCCATCGGCGTGGAAGGGCTGACCCCCAGACACACCAACATCACGGGCCTGTGTCCTATCCACCATGAACGGCGTCCTTCTTGGGGGATCTCCACCACCAAACAGTTCCACCCATGGAACTGTTATTCATGCGGGGCCAAGGGGACCCTGATCTGGTTGGTTCAGAAGGTCATGGCCACCACGAAAGAACGGGCGCTGGAGTTCATCGGGAAGTTCGGTTCCTACACGGTTCCGGAATTCACAGGGGACATCCCAGAGTTTGAACGGAGATGGATGAACGAAGAAGTCCAGTTCACTCCGGCGTCCTTGTTTCGTCCCTTTGAAGTCCACCAGAAGAAGGCGGGGTTCTGGTTGGTGAAGCGCGGTGTGTCCCTGGCTGTGGCGGGGGACTGTAGGCTGGGCTATGATCCCAAACAGGACAGGGTGATCTATCCCTGGTGGGAGGACGGAGGGAAGCGGCTTCACGGGATGACGGGCCGGGCTAGGAAGAGTCTGGTGGAACCCAAGACTCTTCCCTACTTCGGGTTCAAGAGGGGCCTGGCGCTCTTCAGACCCTTGACCTGTGAGTCCAAGACCAGGGAGCCCCTGATAGTCACAGAGGGGGAGCTGGACGCTTTGAAGGTGGCTTCCTTTGGCTACCCCAACGTGGTGTCCACGGGTGGCGCTCCCAGTAGAAAACAGGCGGACCTGATGGTTGACTACGGCCAGCGGGTGGTCCTGATGTTTGACAATGACCCAGGCGGGGAACAGATGATCACCACAGTGGACGGCTGGATAGGAAGGAGGACCAGGCTGTTCAAGGTGGACTACCCAGAAGGCGTCAAGGACCCGGCTGACATGACGGAAGACCAGTTCCAGGGCTCACTGAAATCCGCCCGGCTGGTTGGCCTATAGACATTTTTCCCTTGACAGTGCCAAGGAATAGGTTTACAGTGTAGACAATACGTTCTACACACGATCCCACACGAAAGGAGACCACGATGTCACAGGATGTGAAGGACACCACCTTCCAAGGACAGACCAGGCTTCAACTGAAGAAGCTGGTCAGGGCCATGGACCTGAAGGTCATGAAGAAGGATGACGCCACCAAGCTGGCGGAGAAGGCGCTGGCCCATTTGGCGGAGAACGAAGACGCCTATGAAAAGCTGGCGGATGACCTGAAGGGCGTGGCGGAAGCTATCGGCTTCACGGCGGACGAAGAAGAGGAAGAGGAAGAGAACGGGAACGGCGCGGAACAAACCCAGGCCCCAGCGGCTCCCAGCGGGGATCAGCCGTCCTACCTTCTGAACGCGGACCAACTGAAGAAGGCCCTGGACAAACAGGCGGAGGCGGCCCAGAACGCTTCCACCAGCTACGTCCCCAGGCTCTACCTGAAAGACGGGGACTCCAAGACGGTCAGGTTCAGGGACAACACCCACATCACAGGGGTCTACTACCACGCCATCCAGATCAAGGGGCGCTGGTTCTATTTCGTCTGTGGTGAAGGCGTGGAGGTTCCTGACGCGGAGGCGGTCACCTGTGCGTTCTGTGCGGCTGGAGTCAACAGGTCCGTCAGGGCGGTCTATGAAGTCATTGACCGGACGGAGTGGACTTCCAAGAAGGACGGACAGACACACTGTCACACCCCCAGGCTGTTTGAAACCACTCAGAAGCTTCACCAGAACATTCAGAAGTTCGCTGACAAGGGCCTTTTGACTGGGCGGGATTTCGAGATCACCAGGAACGGCGTTCAACAGGCCCAGTATGTTCTGGTCCCTGACATGGAAGAGTCCCCTGAAGTTCCTGATGGGATGGACATTCCCCCAAGGCTTCGTGACAACCTGGGCGAATTCTACAAGCCCCTGTCCCAGGCGGAACAGTTGGCCAAGATAGCGGAGGCTGGACTGGCTGGGAACGTGGCGGAACAGGAGGATGTCTAGCCATGGCCATCACCATCCAGATCACACATGACCACGGCCAGGTGGAGAACCTGGCCAAGGACGTGGAGAAGTTCATCGTGGTCTCCCAGTCACCAAAGGGGACCACGGCGTTCAAGACCAACATCCAGGACTTGGGTCTTCTGAACCTACTTCTGGACGTGGTCAAGGACATGATCTTGTCCAGCGCCAAGGGTCAGGGCGGAGCCCCCAAAGGGAAGGTCATTCCTGTCAAGGGAGCCATCCCTGGGCTGAAGGTTCATAAACCGTGATCATCAAAACACCTGAAGAACTGTGGGATCTCCGGGAGCGGCTGGAAGACCAGCCCGCGTTCTCCATCGACACAGAGACCTTCCCCATCACCATCCCAGGGAAGAGATCTGACGCCAGGATGCTACCAAGGGCGCGTCTTAACATGGTCTCCCTGTGTTGGGGTGACGGGCCTGAATATCATTCATACGCTATCCCCCTGGCGGTCCAGTTCCCCGGCTTCCTTACCACGGACGCGGTCCTGGAGGTTCTAGGTCCGTTCCTTGGGGACCCCACAGTTCTGAAGGTTCTTCACAATTCCAACTATGATAACTACGTCCTGGGGAACCACAGGGTCCCCCTGGTCAGGATCTTTGACACCATGGTGGGCTGTTGGTGCCAGAATGAAAACAGGCCCAAAGGTCTGAAGGCCATGGGTCCCTTGGTCGGGCGCTACCAGACCCAGACCAGGGCTGTGGACTTCAAGAATGTGGACAAGCTGTCCGAATACGCGGAGCTGGACGCGGTCATCACCTGGGAGCTATACAAGGCTCTGACGGAAGGAACGTCCCCAGTGAAGGACGTGAAACACTTGAAGCTGACCCCAGTGGGGTTCATCCCCAGGAAAGGCGGACCCAACACTTCCGTCAGGGAACAGTTCTTCAGGGGCCAGGAGTCCCAGATATTGGAAGTGGTCCAGACCATGGAGCGGCGGGGGATCATGCTGGATGATGTCAAGATCAGCCGGGCGGCCTGGGAGATGGAGAACAAACTGGAGGAACTACACGGGGACATCCTGGTGGAGGCGGGCGGTCACTTCAACGTGGCGTCCAACCAACAGCTAGGAAACGTCCTGTTTGGTGAATTCAGGAAGCCTTGGGAGACGGGACGGAAGAAGGGGCTAGGGCTCCCCTGTATCGCCAGGACGGACAAAGGCCAGGCGAAGGTTGACAAGAAGACCCTGGCCCTGATCCAGGAATATCACCCCATGATCCCCAAGATCCTGGAACACGCGGCCCTGTCTAAACTCTACAACACCTACGTCAACACCAAGACGGGGCTTCTGTCTTACACGGATGACGGGAACGTCCTTCACACGTCCCTAAACCCTGTGGGGACGGTGACGGGCCGGTTCTCCAGTTCAAACCCCAACCTTCAGAACATTCCCAAGCGGGCGGACATTGGCTCCGTCTCCATCCGGTCCTGTTTCAGGGCGCGGCCAGGATACACGCTGATAGATGTGGATTACTCCCAGTTTGAACTGAGGATGATGGCCATCTTTTCCAGGGACGCCAGGCTGGTGGAGGTCTACCAGACGGACGGGGACATCCACCAGATGACAGCGGATGAATGTCATGTGTCCAGGCCCGTGGCCAAGGCCCTGAATTTTGGCCTGATGTATGGGCTGGGACCGGCCAACCTGGCCATGACCCTGACCGTGGAGGGGGAGCCCACGGAAGAGATGGTGGCCAAGCAATACATAGAACGGTTCTTTGAAACCTACTCCGGCGTCAGGACCTGGCGGCGGGAGTGGATTGAATTTCACAAGGTTGGCGGGTTCGTTCCGCTGATCACTGGACGGCCCAGGTCCGTGGAGAACCTGGAGTCACGTTCCCAGGACAAGAGGTTAGGGGCTGAACGTGAACTGATAAACAACACCATCCAGGGCTCCGTGGGAGACTGGATCAAACAGGCCATGATCCGCTGTCACCATGACAGGCGGCTCCGGGAGCTGGACACCCACCTACTTCTCCAGGTCCATGATGAACTACTGTTTGAAGCCCCTGAAGACGTGGCGCCGGAGGCGCGGGACATTATCGTGGACCTGATGGTTCAGGCTCCTGAAGGCGTCAGGGATCTCCCTGTCCCCATCAGAGTGAACGCGGAGCTGGGACCCAACTGGAAGGAGCTGACTGAAGATGTTGAAGCTGAAGGACGTGAAGAAGACCAAGAAGAAGGCGCTGAAGCGGCCTAGCAAGAAGAAGAAGATCCTACCCAAGAAGAAGACCACGGCGGAGGACTCCAGGCCCACGTCTGAAGTCAAGGCCCGCTACCGGTGCCGGGTCAAGGAAGAGCGGGAAAAAGCTGGTATCATGAAACAGGTGGACCTGGCCCGCCAGATCGGCGTCAGGCGTCAGTTCATCTTCCAGTTGGAAGAAGGGGAAATCTTCCTGTCTTCTCCCATGGCTCTGATCCTGTGTGAAATCTTCGGATGTAAGATGGATGACCTGTATGAAGAAATCAACTGACAACGCCATCCAGGGCCTTCTGGCCAACATGGAGAAGCGCTATGGACGGGGCGTCCTGGTCCAGGCGTCCAAGGCTGTCAGCCTGGACATCAGGCGGTTTCCCACGGGCTGTCTGGCTCTGGACTTTGCCCTGTGTGGCGGGTGGGCGGAAGGTCGGATGATTGAAATCATGGGGGCCTTCTCCACCTGTAAATCCACATTGGCCACGCTGGCCTGTGTGGAGTTCATGAAGAAGTATCCTGAAGCCTTCGCGGTCTACATGGATCTGGAAGGGTCCTGTGACAAGGTCTGGCTGGAGAAGCTGGGCGGGGACCTGGACAGGTTCGTCCTGGTACGGCCAGCGGGCGGTGAAGAAGCTGGGGACGCCATGGTGGAGATCCTACGGGACCTACGGAACACCAACGTCCCAGTCTTGGCTGTTCTTGACTCTATCGCGGCCATGGTTCCCACCAAGGAGACGGAGGAAGGGATGGACTGGGGCCAACCAGGGCTCCACGCCAAGCTGGTGACCAAGTTCTGTAGAAAGGTTCTGTCAGAGCTACGCCAGGACCTGATGGAAGAGAACCCACAGTTCACGCTCCTTCTGATCAACCAGGTCAGGGAGCGGGTGGGGGTCATGTTCGGAAGTCCAGAGATCGGGACGGGCGGACGGGCGCGGGAGTTCTTCGTGTCCCAACAGGTCAAGCTGACGCGGGAAGCCTTCGTCAGGAAGAAGGTTCAGACCCCCCAGAAGAAGGACATCCAGGAAACCATTGGCCTGAAGATCAAGTTCACGGTGTCCAAGAACAAAGCGGGCGGACCCCAGGACGAACGCGGCGGGTTCAGGTTCCACACGAAGCCCAGAGACGGGAACCCCAGCGGGACCATAGACAACATCACGGACCTGATTGACTACGGGCTCTACTACGGGGTCCTGGCCAAGGTGGCCTCCAAGCTGGAGTTCCAGGGAAAGTCACACACCCAGAAGGCGTTCAAGGAACTACTCCGGACAGATCCCAAGGTCTACGCGGAAGTCAGGAACGCTCTGATGGCTGTGGCGGTCGAAAGGTTCAGACAGTGAGCCCGTCCAGGTCACGGAAACATGAAGACAAGGTGATGAAGCGCCACGGCGGGCGGCGAAACCCGGCCAGCGGGGCGCTACCAGGTTGGAAGGGTGACGGTCAGACGGAGCCCCACCTGTATGAACTGAAATACACGGACAAGGCCAGCTACAAGCTGAAGCTGGCGGAGCTTCGGAAGATCGGCCAGGAAGCGCTGATCCACAAGAAGTCTCCCGTCTTCCTGGTCACCTTCTGTGAAGGGAACAGGGAGTTCAGCTATGTGATCATCCCTGAAGAGGACTTCTTGGAAATGAGGGACGGTGATGGCGGGACTACGTGAGATCAGGAAAGCGGCCAGGGAAGGAAGACAGGTCACCATCACCTACACCAAGAAGGGAGTGAAGGGGAAGAAGGGTTCAGCCAAGACGGTCAGGCGGAAGGTCTCTGTCTATGAAGACAAGGCTGGGAAGATCTGGGTGGACCACCACGGAAACACCAAGTCACTGATCAAGCGGAGGATCAAGGCGGCCAGGATCACGAAGACGAAGGCCAAGCCCCAGTTCCCCGTCAACATGTAAGGAGTCACGGATGTCACTGAAGGAACGTCTGGCTGTGGCCACGGCGGCGGAAAGCCTACTATCACCGGCCATAGCCCAGTTCATGGTGGACAATGAAATAGCCCTGAAGACAGGGGACATCACCAGACAACAGAATGAACAGGAAGAGCTGGCGTCCATCAGGGCCATCTTGGACGCGGAAGAGAACATGACCCCCAAGACGGTGAAGGGGTTTTCTCCGTCCCGTCTGGGGGCCTGTCCCAGGTCTATCTTCTTTGACGCCTTCCAGGCTCCCCCCGATCTGGAGAAGATGAGACGGTCCCCCCAGTTGGCTGAAGGGCTTATGAGGATGAAGAATGGGACCTTCACCCACATCAGGCTCCAGTCCATCCTTCACAGGATGGGGATCTTGGAGTCCTGTGAAGACAGAGCCCAGGGCTACGTGGATGACGTAGCCTACAGCGGGCGCTATGACGGGATCATCAAAGTCAAGAAGGGAACCTGGCCTTCCTTCCGGGGGGAACACGGGAAGCGCTACCTTCTGGAGATCAAGTCCGCCAATAACAAGAATTTCTGTATGAAGGCGGGCGGAGCCAAGGACCAGTTCCACAGGCTCCAGCTACAGGTATATCTCCACCTTCTTGGCCTGGAAGAGGGAATTCTACTCTACGAAAACAAGGACAACCAGAAGCCCCATGATGAAGTGGTAGTCTACGATCCGGTGGAGCTGGAGCGGGCGGTAGAACTGACCAGGGAGTTCAACGCCATGGTGGGGAACAGGGCGTTCCCACCCAAGCCCAAGAAAGCCTACTGTTTCACCTGTGAATATGAATATCTCTGTAGGGGCGGAGACAAGCTGGAGGAATTTCTGAATGGCCTTCCTGAAAAGACCACCCAAAGGACCAAACACACCCAGTCCAGGTCAAGATCCAATACACGAAAGGGTTCTGGTACAGGTCGGAAAAGACGGCTTCTGTTTGCCCCTAAAGCCTGACGGTGACAACACCTGGCAAGATGTTCCCCAGGATCTGACTGGGATTTCCTACAAGGAGCTGGGGGACAGGGCGGCCTACATGTCAGGGTGGCTGACCTACGCGGAGACCAGGCTGGCGGAGGCGTCAGACAAGGTGAAGACGGCTACCACGGCTCTGAAGGAGCGGGAAGCCCAGCTACTGAAGACCATGGAGAAGGCGGACACCAGGGACAAGTGGAAGTTTGATAGGCTGATACACGCGGACAAGACATGGAAGGCCAGGAAGTTCAACCTGGACGTGGCGGAGGCCACCAAGGCGATGATGGCCACCATGGTCAGGCGGTTTGATAACAACTATGGAACCCTGTCACGGGAGATGACCAGAAGGGGAAAGACCTTCTATCAGGCGGAATAATGCCCACCTATTGGACGGAGAATTTCACGGTTGAAGAGTTCACCTGTCCCTGTGGATGTGGACTGTGGTCTGTGTCCCTGGACCTGGTCAGGGTTCTTCAGGATATGCGCTATGACATTGGGCGTCCCATCTACATCTCCCAGGGCGGCGGGATCAGGTGTCTGGAGTATAACGCTTCCCTTCCCAGATCGTCCTCCCGATCCCAACACCTACTGGGACGGGCGGCGGACATCAACGTGGAGGGCTGGGACGTGGTCACGCTTTGGCGCTACTGTCTTCTGGAACCCAGGTTCACAGGCTTGGGTTTCTACCTGTCCCACGTCCATGTTGACATCAGACCAGGTCCAAGGGTCTACTGGAGTTCACGCTGATGGCTACGTCTGACAACTGGAAGCGGGCTGAACGGACGGTAGCGAAGTGGTTTGACGCTGTCAGGATCTCCCTATCAGGGTCAAACAACCAACAGGCCCACACGAGTTCAGACACGGATAGCGAAGAATTCTATATTGAAGTAAAATACAGACAAAGGTTCAGCGTCTTGACGCTGTTCCGTGACGTTTTACAGAAGGCGAATAAAGAGAAGAAGTTTCCGCTCCTAGCATTGGTGGAAAAGGGGAAACCTGGCTTCTTCCTGGTACTACGCCAGAAGGACCTGGATGAACTGGTCACGCGGGTCATCAACATGAGGATGAACCGGGCTCTTGACTTGGTTGAACAGGCCCTTCAGGACGAAGACACAGAACAGGAGGTCCCAACTAATGCCCAAGGAAGAGGAAGTCCAAGTGGATGATGTGAAGCTGTACCAGTTTCACAGAGGATCATTGAAGATTAGTGGAACCACCAAGTCACATTCAGCGGGGCGCTACGCGGCCAACCTTTGGAGGTCAGGGAAGCGGCCTGTTGACTTTGTCTACCTGGGTGGGAACGCTGGTCAACAGGCGGACAAGGCGGTCCACGCCATGATGATGGAGCTGGCCAAGCTGTTCAACATCATGGTGGCCTTCGTTCCCATGCGGGTCATGGTGAAGACGGAGCCAGATGAAGAAGGGAAGTCCTACGTCAAGGACGCCTTTGTGTGGCGGGCCATTCCATTGGATCAAGGAGTGAACGATGGGTAGAACAGCGACACTTCCAGCCAACATCTTCATGGGGATGACGGGAGCTGTCCAGGCGGCCAAGATAGCGGCGGGCCAGGGGGATGTGATCACCAGGGCTGACGTGGAGCGGGCGGCTTCGGATGTCATGAAGAAGGTGGAACAGGCCAGGCTGGTCACGGTAGTTCCCACAGGCCACCTGTCCGCCAGCCAGAAGGGGAAGCTGGCGTGGAAGACACGCCAGGAGAACAAACAGCGGGCCATCCGTGGACTTCCCAAGATCGGGAACGTGGCGGCCAGACAGAGACAGGCGGCGGTGAAGCGGGCCATCAGGGAACAGGCGCGGAAACAGAAGGCCAAGAAGAAGTCAGCCAAACAGCGGAAGTCCCAGGCCAAGAAGGCGGCGGTCAAGCGCTGGGACAGCTACTACAAGAAGAACCCCAAGAAGGAGCCCCCGAAACGGCGGAAGATGCGGCTCCAGAGGGAAAGGCGGGCGAAGGCCAAGAAGAAAAAGTCATAGGATGTTCACTCCATAGGGGGAAGGACGCTTCCGGGCGTCCTTCCCCCGCTCCCACACGAAGACACGAAAGGAACACACGATGAAGAGACCAGTGGACACCATCCTTCTACTATCGGGGGGACTTGACAGCGCTGTGGCGCTGTTTGAACTGGCCATCAGCGGACATTCCGTGGTCAGCGTATACGTGGAACACGGCCAGGCCATGGGGGAGTTCCGGCGGATAGCCATGGGCCAGGTCAAGGAGGCCAAGAAGATCTCCAAGGCTATGTGGTCCACGGATGAACGGACCATGAAGCTGGAAACGGTCAGGATCTCCGATCTTTGGCGCGGGTCCAATACCAGGCGGCTGACGGAAGAATATGGGATGTCTGACGGGACTATGTTGGGAAGGAACCTGGTCTATCTGGCTATCGCGTCCACCTTCGCGGCCAGATACCAGGCGGAAGACATAGTCATGGCGGTTCACCTGGAGGATGACACACCAGACACGGAAGCCCCTGTCTATCCTGATCAGTCAGAGGACTTCATGGAGGCGGCCAGGGACGCCATCAGTCAGGGGATAGGCGTGGAATTCAGTGTCACGTCCAACGTCTGGGGCTGTTCCAAGGCGGACCTGTTTGACGCGGCCCACTACATTGGGGTTCTGAAGACGGTGTTGAAGACGGTGTCCTGTATGTCTTACCACATCAGCGGAAAGCTGGACATGACCAAGCATGAATGGGGGCGCGGCTGTGGGACCTGTGAGTCATGCCAGATCAGGAGCCACGGGTGGGAGCTGTTCAAGGTCCGAAATGAGGAACGCGGCGTAGACATATGGGAGAACCAGACATGAAGATCTTCAAACACCTGAAACCCATAGCGGCGGCCCACAGACTGAAGGATGTCCCAGGCTGTCAGATGATCCACGGTCACACCTACAGGGTGGACGTGACGATCCACGGACCAACGGACTCTGACTTTGTGGTGGACTTCGGAGACCTTCGTGACCTGGACACGTTCAACAGGTGGGCCATGGATCACAGGCTGGTCTTGGACTACGCTGACCCCCTGGTTGACACGCTGGAGACCCACCTGGACGGGGAGGACTATGACCTGTTCCTGATCCCAGGGCCTCCCACAGTGGAGAACCTGGCCCGCTATTTCTGGTACGCCTACAGGGCGGTGAAGCTTCAGGATGTTCTTGGACATGAAGTCACGGTCTGGGAGTCCCCCACCACAGGGGCCACCTTCGGCGGGGAGGCCCCAGAGAACCAGGCGTTCAGGAATGAAACGGAACAGATGGTCCACGGGTTCCGTCAGTGGTTCCATCCTGAAGACCCCCCAGACTGAATTTTTCCCAGCGGGGAAAACCCTGAAGACAGTTTTCCCTTGACAGGAGTGTATACCTGTGTTATCGTCTGTTAACAAGAGTTCCGAAAAAGTGGGCTTCCCACACAAGGAGGAAAGATGAAGCCAGAAGAAGCGGTAGGTCTGATTGATGACGCCATTGGGATGTTGACGAAGGCCAGAGATGTCCTGACAGGGGACCACGTGTCCCCGGAGAAGGCTATAGGGGACAAACTACGGGTTCTTCCTCTTCAGTCAGAGCTGACCAAGATGAAGAAGGCGGAGCTGGTTGACCTGGCGGCCGGACTGGGGTTCCAGTTCAAGCCCAAGACCAAGGTCCCCAAGATGAAGAAGCTTCTGGGCGTCCTGGTGGGGGCCTATGAAGCGGACCTTGACTTTGACCCGGAAGAGGCGGACGCCAAGGAGGCCGGGGAGCTGGTTGGTGTGGAGCTGGAGGACGCGGACATGACGTTCCTGTTGTCAGAGATCTCTTCCAGGCTTGGGGAGATCCTGGCGGACGGTTCCACGGTGACGAAGCCAGACACGGAGGATGAAGAAGAAGATGAAGAAGACGATCCTGGACAGGATGATGGAGGCGCTGAAGGGGCGGACGGCGAAGCGGAGGAAGGTTCAGAGGAAGAAACGGAGGGGGACCAAACCTCTGGCGAAGAAGACCCTGAAGACGGAGATCAGGAAGAGGATGACGAAGAAGAGGAAGACCCGGAAGAAGAGGGGTCCGGGGATGAAGAAGAAGATGAAGAAGAGGACGATGAAGAAGAGGACGATGAAGAGGAAGAGGACGATGAAGAAGACGACATCCGTCTAGCCTTCGATTGGTCCCCCTTCCTGGACATGGCCAAGGCCATGGTGACGGATGATTTCAAGGACTCCCTGGAAGAGGCCAAGGAATGGTGGGTCCCCTCCCTTCCTGACGTGATCCAGGAAGACATGAAGGCGCTGTCTGACAAAGACCTGGTCATCAGGTTTGAAGCGGCGTTCTACGATGACAGCGGACTCCGCCATGACTGGGGGGAGGGATACCTTCATAACGGCTGTGGGTTTGCCAACGGTCTCCCCTTGGACGAACCCCAGAGTGAAGGTCCCTTTGTCTGGAAGGAAGAAGGGAAGGACGGGAAACCGGATCCGGCCTATGTTGGACAGACAGAAGGCCCTGACGGGACCCAGTATTTCGTGGTGACGGCGGACGGAACTGTGGACGAAGTGGTCCCGGTGGAGTAGGTCATGAAGCGGTTTTTGGCGGATGTATCTGAACGGATGGTCAACAGACAGGTGATCGTCAACCAGATGGGGCTGGCGATGTTGGCCGGACAACACATCCTCCTGAAAGGCCCCCCGGGGATCGGGAAGTCCATGTTGGCTTCCCTGGTCCTTGGGGGGATCAAGGGCGCGTCAGTGTTCAAGCTTCAACTGGCGCGTGACATGAGTCCTGACTATGTGTTTGGACCCATGGATCTTCAGAAATACAGGACCCAGGCAACTGTGGAACATAACACCACGGGGACCCTGGTGGACTGTGACTTTGGGTTTCTGGATGAACTGTTTGACGCACACCCGGGCCTCCTTCGGTCCATCCTGGAGGTCCTGAATGAACGGACCTTCAGCCGAAACACCGGGCGGGTCATCAGGTGTCCCCTGATCTCTGTGTTGGCCACTACCAACTACTACAAGCCAGAGCTGGCCACGGACGCGGTCATGGATCGGTTCCTGATCAGGATAGCCGTGGATGGGAAGATGTCCAGGACGGACCAGGTCAAGATGATGGCCCAGTCTATGGAACACAGGCCCATGAAGCGGATGTCCTTCAGACAGTTCCAGGCGGCCAGGGCGTCAGTGAAAAAGGTTCACCTGTCCAGGTTCACCATGAACCACGTGGCGGAGCTGTTGGACAGGTGTCAGGACGCCTACCAGGTGATCTCCCCCAGGCGGAGAGTCTGGTGTCTGGACCTGATGAAGGCCCACGCCTGGCTCCGTGGTGACAACGTGGTCACAGGCGTGGATCTGTCGGCGCTCTGTCACGCCATCGTTCCAATGGGAGGTAGTACGGCGGACTTCTGGAAGCTTCTGGAGTCCGTGGCCAAGAAGATGGGCGCGGAAGACAAGGTCTACAACAATGTCAGAGGCGCGGAAAGCCTTCTGGGGAAGTTTAGGCGCTCCTTCGCTACCCACAAAGCTGACCCCAAGTGGCTGAACGAAGTCAGCCAGAACCTGGTCAGGCTGGAAGCCTACTACTCTGGACTGGCGGCCCAGTCTTTGGGACCTGAACTGGATGAACGGGTGGCGGCCATCGTGGACACCATCCAGAAACTGAGAGAAAAAGCCACGGACACGCTCCGTGAAAGGGTGACCCATGGAAATAGTGGACGGACAGACCACCCCACAGGAACAGGAAAAAGCGGAAGAGTTAGGCGTTCAGTACGGCGTGGAAGGATCTTTGTTCATTGACCTGTTGAACTACAGGCGTGGAGAACGGATCAAGTCCAGCCAGGAACTGGGCGTCTTCATGGGACCCCAGTTCACGGAATACTGTCAGCGGCGGGAGCTGATTTCATCCTTGGAGGAAACCCCCTACTGGGACAAGGTCAGTTCTGACTCCATCCTGGACGAAGCTGAACAGCTTGTAGGGGTCATGTTGACCCTGTCCAAGATCAGGCGGATCAAGACCTGTGAAAGCTGTAACCTTCAACATCACTGTCTTTTCGGAGCCCACATAGCTGTGGCGCGGCTGGATGACACCACCTATCCGGACAAGCTGGTTCATGAGGACTGTCCGGACCCCCCGTCAAAGGGCCTGATCTCCTTGGTGGGCTACGGGGCTGACTACCTGAACAAACTGTTTTCCAACGCGGCCCAGGCGGGCTTCCTTGGAGGCGCGGCGAAGGTCCAGCCCACCAAGATCCTGGACGCCATCATTCCAGGAGGCGTCAACGCTCCCATGGACCCCAAGGTGGAAGAAGAGCTGAAGGAGCTGTTTGGGGTCGGGAAGGGCGGTGATGACGAAGATCAGGGCCAGCCTGGAGGCTTTGGCGGCGGAGGACCGGCTGGAAAAGGGAAGGCCCCGGCTACGTTCACGGGTTCGTCCTTCCTGGGAGCTGTGGAAAGGGTGGCGGCCAGGCTGGACGCCAAGATCCTGTCCATCCTGGATATAGTGACCTTCGTCAAGGGAGTTCTGAACAGTCACGAAGACACCCAGCGGAATAGGACCCCCACGCCAGCGGATGATGAAGATGTGACCACCATCACGGACATCTCCCAGGCTGTGGACGCGCTCCCCAGGGAACAGGCTATGGATGATGATGTCTTCTTCCAGAAGATAGCTGACGGGACCCTGATGGTGAACGAACACCAGGAGAACGTGGGAAGGCCCCTACTCTATCTTCTGGTGGACGTGTCAGGGTCCATGATGGACTCCATCTCTGTGAAGACACGCCAACAGCGGGGCGGCTGGACCCTGTCAAAGGGCGGCTTTGCTACGGCGTTCTCCCTGGCCTTCCTGGCGGACATCCAGGAGAAGGACGGCGTGGCCTTCCTTCGGACTTTCGCGGGGAGCCCTGGGAAGCTTTACAAGGCCAAGACGGAAGCGGGCTTCTCTCACATTGGGCGGCTCCTTGGGCTGTCAGATTTCAACGGAGGCGGGACGGCCATAGACACGGCGCTGAAGCGGGCGGTCAAGGACATCACCAAGGCCAGGGAAAAAGAAGACTCTGACCTGGGGCGGGCCAAGATCCTTCTGTTGACGGACGCGGAACAGGGGCTACGGCCTGAACAGCTTCCTGACTTCAAGGACATAGAACTACACGTCATTCAGATGTCTGACGCCACCTGGCACACAGGGGAGGAAGACTGGGTGGATGACACGCTGTTCAACGCGGCCACCAGCTACTCCATCATGAATTCCGCCACGTCTGACCTGGCGGACATTGTGACCACGGTGAAGGGACGGGACTGACATGTTGTTTACACTAGCCAAGATCAGAACCAACCAGGGCGCGGGCGTCTTCTGTGCGGCCACGGCCTACCTGTCTGACGTTCAGGAGGTCAGGCGGGCTGTGGTCGGCCGGGACCTGTCGGACTCCTGGGCGGCCTTCCAGAAGAAGGGGAAGGGCTACGTCTTTCACCCAGGGCGGAACCCAACCATGGATGACAGGCTGTTCACTGTGGACAAGATCTTCTGTGAACGGGACATTCTGATGGCCATGGGGGAAACCATGTCCATGGGAGCCATGGCCCAGGGATGGAAGATTGACAAGAACTGGCGGCGGACCAACGCTGGGAAGAACTGGCTAGGAAAGGACGAAGACACAGGGGACGCGCTCCTGAAGATCGTGGACACCAACGGTCTGGTCTTGGACTTCTACAACCCCAACAGGCGGCGGATGATCTTGGACGGGGTCCCTGAAGCCAAGGAGTTCCAGGCCATGTCCCTGTTCAACCTGGACGTGAACGTGGACTTTGACTCCTTCCTGGAGTCCCTGAAGGACGCGGACGCGGAGGTCTTTGACAGTCCTGAAGCCCTGGCGGCCCACTACTGGAAAGTGGTGGACGGGGTGACCCAGGACCACGCTTTCCCAACCAGGCGGAGGCGGCGGAAGGCCGGGGCTCCAGTGGAGCGGCCCAAGGTAGAAGAGCCCAAGCCTGATCCACCAAAGCCCAAGAAGGAGCCCAAGAAGGCGGACCCAGCCCCCAAGGCTGGAGCCACCCCTGACGATCTACGGACGGCCACCATGAACGGGATCAAGATGTCCCCCAAGGTGAAGAAGGTCATGGAGGCGTCCATAGCTTTGGTAGTAGAAGGACAGACCAAACAGAAGGAGGAAGAGCTGGTCCAACTGACACGCGGGCTGACCCCCCAAGAATTCAATGAATTCCGTGATGTCCTACACAAGACAGGAACAGAAGTCAGAAAGGCGAAGAAGTGACCCCTCTGTTGTGGGCGGACAAGGTGAAAACGGAGACGAAAGCGAAGACCCCCAAACCCAGGCCCAGGCGGATGAAATACGTCAGGCGGGCCAGGGACCAGCGGGGACGGACGTTCCCCTGGGCGAAGAAGACCCAGAAGACTACTACACGCTGGGACTCCAAGAATGACGGTTCCATCCTATGCTGTGAGATGTGCGGAGTCCCCACCAACTCCCTGGAGCGGGTGTGGGTGAACGCCTTCTACATCCCTGACGGAAAGCTGAAGAAGGCGGGCGTGGACTGGAAACCTACCCATTTCATGGTCTGTGTGGAACGCTGTTCCAAGCGGCTGGTGAAGATGGGCGGACTGATTGACGAAGACACGGAGGACTGAATGGACAGAATGATCTTGGAGCTGTGTCTGTGTATTTGTGCCATCTTCATCACTGGCCTGGTGATGGCGTTCTGTATCACGGCTGGTGTGGGACTCCTGAAGATCCTGGCCATGATGGCGGGCGTGGACCTGGAGGAAGAAGAGGACGAAGACACCCAACCTGAAACCATCAGCCATCCCTTGGCCAACTGAGGACGGAACATGACGCGGATCTTCTTTGGCGGGTGTGATGAAAAGTTCTACTTTGACCTGGTGACGGAGTACAGGGTGGACGCGGTCCTGGTCAGCTACTGGAAGATGAGGGAAAGACCGGACATCATAGTCCAGCGTAAGGAAGCCAACCCAGACGTGGACTTCATGGTGGACTCCGGGGCCTACACGTTCCAGAAGAAGGGGCGGGAGTTAGACACGGATGACTTCAAAGCCTACCATGATGAATATCTGTCCTGGCTGGAGAAATACCAGGACTACATCTACACGGCTGTGGAGCTGGACGTGGAGGAATGGGTGGGCCTGGACCAGGTCATGGAATGGTGGGACACCTACACCCACCTGAAGATCCCGGTCATCCCTGTGTTCCACCCCCAGCGGGGGATGGCGGTCTGGGAAATGATGTGTCAGCGGTTCCCCTACGTGGGGCTGACCAAGGGCCTGGACCGGGCGGACGTGGAGAACCTGATGACCGTGGCGCGGGCCTTCCTGACGAAGGTCCACGGCTTTGGGATCACGGATGACTGGTCCCTGAAGAAGGGCTACTACTACACCACGGACTCCACCACCTGGAAGACCACGGAACGCTGGGGCTGTCTGTACTACTGGCACGATGGGGAAGAGAAGGTCAAGACCTTGTCCAGACACCGTCAAGATGACTGGGTCCTGATGAAGGAAGAGCTGGAAGAGGAAGGGCTGGACTGGGCCAAGATAGCCAACAGGGAGAAGGCGGCGCTGTCCAGATCGGCCCTGGTGGCCTACACAAAACTCCAACACTGGTTGGATGAACAGCGGGTCACCACACCCTACTGGGAGTTCAGGCTTCCCACAGGCCCCCTGACGGATGATGAAGTCTATGAATGGGCGTCCAAGTTCCGCTGGTACGCGGTCAAGGACCCTGAACAGCGGCGGGCCTACGTGGAGATCATCCAGGCTCTTCAGAACGGCCAGAAGCCCGTGGACTGGGATGATGAAGATGTCTGTTCTGTGGTAGCCTGGTTACTACAGGAACAGAAGATAGAAGAGATCACCCCCCGGGTGATCATGAAGATGAATGGCGCTCTAAAGCCCAAACTACGGAAGCGGCTTCTGGTCCCTACGCTGGAAGAGCGGAAGCCACAGACCCAGGAGGTCACCATGACCACCTGGGAGGAACTGGAGGGATGATCATGGGTCTATTCAACAGGAACATCATGGGAAAGCTTCTGAAGGCTGTGGGTGACTACCTGATCCCTTGGCTGAAGAAGTGGCTGGAGAAGGAACAGGAGAAATATGAACCCTGTGAAGTCTGTGGGTCCAAGGACCACCGGACCAAGGACCACCCCCCTGATCCTATCGAATTCTACCCCCCTGAAGGACCTGTCTATGACGGCGCGGCCCTGACGGAGGGACACCCAGGCTTCATCCTGGCCACGGAGAACTACGTGGCGGGCTACATCAACGGACGGGATAAAGGCGCGGGTCTGTCCTTCGTTCATGTCAAGTTTGTCAACCCTTCCACGGGTCAGGTCATGCTGGTGGACTACAAACACCTGGAGCCCAGGAACACCCAGAAGAGTCCTGATCAGCCCTACTGTGTTGGACCCAACGGGGCCACCAACTGGACGGACAACGGGGACCACCCAGGGGAGAAGAAACCCTACCTGTATATCACCAGGGTGGCGGCCAAGGAAGCGGGAACTGACGGGACTATGCGCGGTCTGATCTGGGTCCCAATGCCCCATTCAGGCTCCTGGAACGTCTACGTGAAATACAGGGCCACGAACCACCGGGGGACGGGCTATGTGGGCCTGATCACCAAGGCGGGAGAACAGCTACACGTCAAGCTGTGGCGCTGGAACCAGCGGGGTGACACGGGAGCCTATCCGGAGATCCAACTGGGGTCCAACCCTGTCATCTTCAACGGGAGTCAGTCATGAACGTCCAGGCGGCGGACCTACACTTCCAGGGGTTCAAGCGGGCCAGTGATCAGAACCCCCTGGCCCTTGACTTCTGTCAGTGGGTCCACGCTGAAGGCCACCGTCTGGGACTCCTGGGGGACGTGTTTGACCTGTTCCCCCACACCTACGTCAAGACGCTCCAGGAATATGAAGAAACCTTCCACCTGTTGGCCACGTCCCAGGTGGACTTCATCCCTGGAAATCATGACTTCGGGATCACCCACCTGGACAGGCTGTTCATGTGGGACATCACGGAGCCAGGGGAGTTCATTGACAGCCAGGGGCGGAGATGGTGGAGGGAACACGGCCACGAAAGGGACCCGATCTGGGGAGCTGGCGGCGTCTTTGACGTAAACACCTCCAAGGGCCTGAAGGCGGCCCAGGCGTTCCTGTCCACGGCGGTAGCTTTGGAAACGCTCTTCCCCATGTTGGACCAGCGGGCGGTTCAGTTGGCCAACTGGATGGTGGACCAGGTGTTCCCCTGTGGGGAGCGGCTGACCTGGGAACACTACGCCAGGACGGCCATGGAGAAGTTCACGGAAGGCTACTTTGGCTACATCTGTGGCCACACACATGAAGTCTGGGATTTCGTGTTCCCCCAGGGCCAGCGGATGATGAACCCAGGAGGCTGGACCAGGGAAGCCTGTTATTTCGTGGACCTGGACACGGACCACGTCTACAGGTTCAACGGTCTAGGGGACATTGACCAGACCAACCAGTTCAGAAAAACGCTGACCTTTGAAGAAGCCCAGCGGCTTCAGGCGGCGGCGTAGAAGGCCAGACATGGAAGAAACGAACACACAACACGGACCCAAGCTTCTGAACCTGAAGGAAGCGGCTGACCAGATGGGCGTCCATAAGATGACCGTCTACAGGATGGTCAAACGCGGGGACATTCCATCCTTCAGGATCGGGAAGAAGAACATCAGGGTCTCCCAGACGGATGTGGAAGACTACATCCAGACACGTAGACAGTAAGGAGGACAGGATGACACAGGACAGGCGGCCCATGGGGCCGGTGTTAGGCGTGGCCATCACGCTGGCGGTGTTGGCGGTATTTGCGGCCGGGTTCTACGGCGGGATGAAATACGCTGGGCGGAAGGCTCTTCACACACAGATCCTTCTTCCCTGGGAGCTGGAGCCCTGGGACCAGGTCCAGCTATCCACGGCGCTCCTGATCAACGCGGTCCAGGACGGCGGGGCGGAAATTGCCATCAAAGACCAATACACGGCGGAAGAGCTACTGGATGAACAGGTGGCGGACATCACCACGCCATCCCCGGCCCCCACGGAAGGCGGTCAGTGATGGCTATCAGGAAGACGGCCTACTACGCCAACCTGGTGGACGGGGCTGTGGTGGACCCTGACTGGACCTTCGCGGGAGCCACGCGGAAGGAGCGGTCAGCCTACACCCACGGGTTCCACAGATACCCAGCCAAGTTCATCCCCCAGTTGGTAGACAAAGCCCTGGAAGACTACGGCCCTGGGAACAGGGCGGCTCTGATATTTGACCCCTTCTGTGGGAGCGGGACCACCTTGGTCTGTGGGCTCCTGAAGGGCTATTTTTCGGCGGGGGCGGACATCAACCCCTTGGCCACGCTGATCACTGAAGTCAAGGCGCGGCCAATAGATCCAGAGAAGCTGAACCACCGGTTGAAGAAGGTCAGAGGTTGGGTGGGGCGTCCGTCCCCGTCACCCATTATTCCAGAACGCCATGAAGAGCTGATCCTTCGATGGTTCCCCCAGGAGAACATCTACAGGCTGGGACATCTTCTTGGGAACATCATGACTGTGGATGACCCAGAGATCCAGATGTTCTTGAAGGTCTGTTTCAGCCACATCCTGAAACCAGCGTCCAGGTGGTCCAACAGTTCCACCAAGCCAGTGAAGGACAAGGAGAAGCGGATAGGGAACGCGGAAGAGCTGTTCCTGAAACACCTGGACTACATGGAGGCGGGGATGGCGGCCTACTGGGACGCGCTCCCTTCGGGGCTCCGGGCGGGTCACCTTGGGGCCTACCAGACCATCCCCAAGAGTCCCTGGTTGACGGGCTGGCCCCAGGGGCGGGTGGACACCATCGTGACATCTCCTCCCTACTGTACGTCCTATGACTATCTGTCCATCCACCAGCTATCCATAGCCTGGCTGGATCTGAGCGGGACGGACTCCCAGGCCAAGGCCCACTACATTGGGTCCAACTGTCGGCCCAACGTCACGTCCACGATGAAGCCCAACAGTTCCCTGGCGCGGCTGATAGTCAGGAGGCTGAAGGACAAACATGTTCACACGTCCCAGGCTGTGTCCCAATACTACCTGGACATGTGGGAGACCTGGCTGGCCATGTCCCACATCCTGAAGCGGGGCGGCCACATGGTCATAGTCATAGGTGACACCACGCTGAAGGGAGTGAAGATCCAGAACGCGGCTGTGTTCTGTGAGATGATAGAAGACCTGGCGGCCATGGAGCTGGTCAGGGTCTTCAAGCGGGAGATCCCTTCCAAGCTTCTCCCGTCCACCAGGAACCCCAAGACGGGGCGGTTCTCCAAGGCCAGGCCAGGGGCCAGCCAGACCTACCCCACGGAGATGGTCCTGGTGGCCAGAAAATCCTGAAATCTTGTCTCTTTTTCCTTGACAAGATTTCCGCCCCGGGCTATAGTAGTGACATAAGACGAAATTTTACACTGAAGGAACGTCTACATGGCGAAGACCCCAAGCTTCAAGGAGATCCGGTCAGACCTGAACAGGCGCTACGTCAACAGGCTGGAAGAGGCCATGATGGACGTGGGGATCAGTACCAAGGCGGAGCTGGCGCGGATCGTGGGAGTCAGCTATGGCTCTGTCACCAAGGGCTTGAAGACGGGTTCACTGATGAACATCCACATGGCGCTCCAGATAGCGGACGCGCTGGAGATCTCCTTGGATGAACTGTTTGGAGTTCCTGTAGACCAGGCTTCAGGCGTGAAACCACCCAAGAAGTTCTCCAGGACCATTTCACGGTCCCAGCTACTGACAGAAGAGAAGAGGCCCAAGCGGCGGGTCATCAGGAAACCCACCAAGGGGAAGGACAATGTGTGAACGTATTGGATGTAGAACAGATGACGGGCGCTGTGTAGCCAAGATCAACAGGAACATCCCTTCACGCCAGCAACATCTCCAGGAGGTCCTGGCGTGGACGGACCCGTCCTGTCTACCCTTCGTCAAGGTCAAGCGGTATGATGAAAGGTGTGACCTTCCGCTAGACCAGAGAACCGAAAGGGGCCAACATGTCACTTCCCACAACTGAACAGGTTAAAACATCCCTGGAGAACGGGACGCTCTTGGAGGACTACCCCCTTCCTGACTACGAAACCAAGGGAAACGGGGTCCCCTATGACCTACGGCTGATCCCTCAGATCATGGAGGCATTGGAAGAGCTAGACCCACACCAGTCTTCATAGACACCCTAGTCACACGTCACACTGAAACGAACACGGAAAGGAAGACCACATGGCGGAGCTGTTAAGCTACACGAAGACGGTTGACGGGAAAGACGTGGAACTATCGTTCCACGCGGACGGACAAGGCGGCCCGGTGAAATGTCGGGTCCACGTGGACAGGCCCAGGAAGGATCTGGACCTGGAGATCACGCTTCCGGCTGGAGCGGGGGAGCTGAAGGCGGAGGTCAGAGACCTTCCCAACGCCACCCCCATGGAGGCCAAGGCGTTCTCCTTGAATGTCAAGGACTTCTTTGACATGGAGGTCCTGAAGGACATCCTGGAGTTCATCGTGGGGATCATCCAGGACCTTCTGGATAAAGACGCGGAGCTGGGGGAACCCACGGACGCGGAAGAGCCCCAGGAGGCTGAAGAGCCCCAGGAGGAAGAGCGCCAGGGACTCCCTGACAACCAGGCGAAGGTGGACGGTCCCCTTCAGGATCAGTTCCAGGCTTCCGTAGGGAACCAGGGCCTGGACAGCTAAACCCAAACCCAAGAACCCCCACGCGGAGAAAGGACTGACTTTGTCAGACACTACACAAACCAAGGCCCAGCTATTGGAGACGATCCAGGAGCTTGAAGCCAAGGTTCAGGAGCTGGAAGACACCAACGCCAAGGCCCTGGAGGCCAACCAACAGGTGATGGTCCATCTTCAGACGGAGAACCAGGCGGCCAGGGACACCAAGGCCAAGCTGGTAGCGGCTGAACGGACCATTGAAGAATACCGGTGGCTGTCCAGGATGTTGGCGGGCGGGGAAAAGCCTTTCCACAGGCTCCCCAACCTGAAAGAAACCCAGATCAAGGCGGACTGAAGTGGACTTTTGGATCATCTTGGTCAAGCTAGGACTTGGAGTAGGGGCCTTCGGGCTCCTACTCCTTCTATTCCTCCACGCCAACGGCGTGGGGGCGGAGGAAAGGAGGCGGAAGGATGCCTGAAAAGACCTATCTGGTGGTCTTCGCGGACGGACGGAAGGCTGTCTACGTTGAAAGTCAGATCACAAGCCACAAGGACCCGGACCTGAAGGACAAGATCATCAGCGGAGAAGCTGAACTGTTCTACCACGATGACGCCACGGGCTGGGCGGTGTATGACCCCTGTTTTGAAGAAGGGGACTCTGTCTGGGCCAGTTGGCCAGGATCGTTCTGTAAACCATGGAACAGGTGAACACAAGGCCCCATAGTCCAGTGGATAGGACACATGGTTTTCACCCATGTAGCGGCGGGTTCAATTCCCCCTGGGGCTATCCTGAACACGAAACGGGCCAGAGGCCCAACACGAAGGGAGAAGAAGGTGGAACTGTATGAAGTCTTGAACCCGTTACTGGTCCCGGTTCTGTTCGCCATCGTGGCGCTGGGGATCGTGACAGTGATCCTGACGGCTTGGGTGTGTGGCGTGAACAGGCGCTATGTATCCTCCACGATCATAGGGGAAACCATGCGGGACTCCAATGATGACCTGTGGACGGTCACGGAGCTGACTTCCGAAACGGTCCCCGTCACGGCGGCGGTCACCTTGGTCTTCGGATGTACCCCTGACCAGGTGGACACAGACCCCAGGTTCCCAGGTGTTTGGTTCCTTCCCCAGGGCGTGGAGGTAGACCAGATAGAAGTCCCAGTCCTGGAGGACCAGGAGGACGAAGAAACGGAGGAATAGATGTCCAAGATGGCTATCTGTGAACGCTGTGGACGGGAGTTCAAGCTGGCCAGCTTGACGCGGAAGGTGTGTCCCGATTGCAAGCCCTACGCTCCCAGGACCAAGTCCGTCAAGCCCCCTGTGAAGGGGGAGCGGATCAGGATGTGTCTGGAGTGTCAGGAGGACAAGAACCTGGACGAATTCAGGCGCGGCCAGAAACACTATCAGGTCTGTAGGTCCTGTTACCAGGCGGCCCAGCGGAAGGACAAGCTGAACAGGTGGCTGTCTTTGATTGACCTGTTGGGCGGGTCCTGTTCCGTCTGTGGCTATGACAAGTCAGAGAAGGCGCTGAAGGTCAAGCTTCCCAACGGGGTGGCGCTTCGATATAACGCGCTATTCAAGAATGGTCCCAGGGGTCCCCACGCTCCTGTGGATGGGAACCTGATCTGTCTGAACTGTTTGGCGGAGGAACGGGACCATGAAGATCCAACTGGATGAACTGAAGAAGATCCTGGGACGCTACGCGGCGGCCCTGGCCCAGAGTCATCAGAGCTACGCGGAACAGACCAAGTCAGGGGAAGCGCTCCACCCGGCGTCCTGGCTCTACGAAGTGGGAACGCTGATAGGCGGGGCTCTGTTCCTGGCCTTCATCCGGTGGCGGATGGACCCCACGGACACGGCGGCTTCAGATCCTGGGGACCTGGTTAGGACCGTGGTTCAGTCCTACGTGGACGAAGGACGGCCCATCCATCCAGTCATCCCCCACATGTTGAACTACGCCACTACCATGTTCAGCAAAGAACCCAAGGAGTGTCAGGCGGCTGTCCAGGAGGCCATCTATGTGATGATGATGGAGGCTGGCGCTATCCACGAAAAGGCGGGCTATCCCCGGCCACCTGACCAGGAGACCACGCGGAAGATCATAGGACAGGTACTGACCCCCAGCATGAACTGAAGGACAGGAGGACAGGATGATGGTTCCAGAGGGAGTTGACAAAGAAGCGGCCAGGACGGCCCTGAAGGATATACTGTTCAAGATGATGACGGACTTTTCCGTCCAGGAAGCCCAGATCATCAACAATCTGGCGGCCCCAATGGACTACGGACGGCTGTCTGGCCAACTGTTTGGAGTGGCCAAGTTTGTGGCCTTCAGACTGGGCGTCCAGACGGCTGAAGGGCTGGACGAAGTTGTGACCACGGCCTACACGGCCTTCCTGGAACACATTGACCAGGAGAAACATGAACCCCTGGTTCACTTTTCCAGGGCCTATATGGCGGCGGACGCGGAAGAAGCCAGGAGCCACCTGGAGAAGGCCACGGAAGCCCAGATCAAGATGATGACGGGTCCCATGATCGTACAGGAGCCCCAGGCGGACCCAGCGGAACCACCCAACTGAAAGGAAGCCAACATGGCAAAGAAAGCCCCCAGACGGAAGACGGCCGGGAAGGCCAGACCAGCCACCCCCAAGAAGGCGGCCAAGAAGAAGACCACGAAGAAGTCCACGAAGAAGGCGCTCCCCATCGACATCAGGAAGGGCGAAGAATACAAGGCCAACCTGATAGAGGTCATTGAAACCCACGCGGTCAATTTCGCGGAGGCGGTCACGGAAGGCGGCGTCCTGTCCAGGGCGGACTCCATGATGAAGGTGGGCTGTGTGTTCGGCTTCGGGTCTCTTGGCTCCTTCCTTCTGGGGATTGAAAGTGATGAAGAGGCGGAACGCTTCACCCAGTATGTCATGGAGGTCTTCCTTCAGGGGCTGGGGAAGGATGTTGACCCAAGGATCACAGAGCTGGCCAGGGCGTTCACAGAGCCAGACGAAGAAGTCAGGGAACAGATCCTGATGGAGGCGGGCTATCGTGGAAGAACACACACAGAAGAATGACGGCGTGAACTGGGAGCTGGTGGCTACCCAGGCCAGAGAAGAGAATGACACGCTGAAACAAGAAATAGACTCCCTGAAGAAACAGATGGAGTCTATAGTGGACCAGGACGAACGGCTGAAGGCGGACCATGACGCGGCGGTAGATGAAAGGAACCGTCACCTGAAGGCCCTGGATGAACGCGGTCAGCGGATAGCCACGCTTGAAGAACACGTGGCCAACCTACAACGGGAAAAGAGGGAGCTGAAGGACAGGACAGGCTATTTGACCAAGGAGCTGGAAACGTCCAGAGCCAAGGGCGTGGAAACGGGCGTCCAGGCTGAAGAGCGGGCCAGGTCCATCCAGGACATCAAAGACGTGGTCAAGATCTTGGGAAGTCACCATGGCAAAGATCTTTGACATGGCCAGGGGCCTCTTCAAGAGGACCCCGAAACCGGAGAAGCTGGAACCCGTCCAGGACCAGGCGGCGTTCCAGGCGGAGCTGGACAAGGACAGGGAAAAGCTGGAAGCCTACGTGGAAAAGATGGCCCAGCGGCCAGCGCTCCCCCCAGAACCTGAAACGGTCAAGCTTTGGCCGGTCAGTGACGTTCACGCCTACTCCTTCAAGGAAGAGGAAGAGAACGCCAAGGCTCTGGAGATCCACGCCAAGGCGGTAGCGGAGGCCGCGTCCCGTGGGGAGACCTTCACGCTGATGGGGGACATGGTGGCCCCACCGGTGGCTGGAGGAAGACAGACAGGAGCTGATGTGGACAACATGGCGGCCAGTATGAACAGGATCAGGTCCCAGTTGGGACCAGGTCCAGGACAGGATCAGAGGCGTCAAGGGAACTGTGAATTCTGCGGGAAGCTGGTCTACTACAAGGCCATCAACACCGTGGCCTGTTCCAAGTGTAAACGGATCACCTGTGGGGAACACCAGGTCCCCAGGGTGGATCACAAACAAGCCCACAGGCGGGTGTGTCCGTCCTGTTTCGCGGATGAAGTGGTGATGGCCCTTGTCTAAGTTCAGGACCATGTCAGCGGGGAAGAAGCGGGCCAAGGGCCTACACAAAGTCCTGGCCATGGCGGAGATGGTCCAGGAGAACTACCCCTGTGAATTCTGTGGGGTCGGCTATGGGAAGCTGGGACCTGATGAACCGGAGTCCCTGATGAAGACCTGTCCCATCTGTAAGAAGTTGACCTGTCCTGATCACAGAGCCCCCATCCTGTTCAGGATGAACAGGCGCGGCTACCCCATGAAGGGGAAACAGTGTGTCACCTGTTTCATCACGGAGATCACCATGATCCTGGAAGGTCACTATGTCACTGTGGAACGCTTGGTGAACAGAGGGAAGGGTGAAGAGATCATCTACACCTACCTACCACAAAAGGGCTTCGCGTGAAAATGGTTTACGCGATAGGTAAACGAAAATGAGAAGTAGACACGGACCAGCTACACCCTACACCCACCAAGCTTCCCGTGGGGACCCCTGGGCGGCCTGTGAGGTTTGCGGAACCCACGTTCAATCCAGTATGACTTCCTGTGGGGCCTGTGGGAAGAAGGTCTGTCCTGACCACAAGTCCATGTCCCTGTGGGCCAGTCAGTGGATCTGTACCAGTTGTTTCTGTGCGGAGATAGCCCTGGCGCTGGAGGGGGATGACGGAGCCCTGTCCCAGCTAAATGGGTGGTTTTCCAGGTTCAATAAGAAGATGGCCAGGAAGAAGAGTCCGTCCCAGATCACGGGAGTGTTAGGATGAACCAGACGGCTACAAACCCACCCACAGCCAGGGAAAAGTGGGTCCAGACGGCGAAGGAACCCACCTGTCAGAGTTGTCAAGGGAATTCAGACAAGGCTATCATCCACCAGGGGAACCCCGTGGCCATCCCAGGCCACGTCTGTCCTGGCTGTCTTCGTACCTACTGTTGGATGTGTTCCCTTCTGTCTTTGGAGCCCTACACGGAGGACAATGAATGGGAAGCCTGGGTCTGTCTGAACTGTTTCTTCATTCAGTTGGAGAAGATCCTGAACGGCCATGACATAGACATGGAAATCCTTCAGACCCTGGCCATGGTCCACGTCATGAAGGACGTGAAGGACAAGATCCAAGGCCAGGATCTCCTGTCCAGCGTATTGAAGGCGCTGGCTACCCAAGGCGCTACACCTGGTCTGATGACAGGCCCAGTTCCCAAGCCATCCCTGGGGAACCTGACCTATCCACCAGGTTCCATTGGTGCGAAGAAGGAAGAGCTGGTGGAGGCGTCCAAGGAAGTGGTGGAGGAAATGGCGAAGGAGGCGGGAAAGACGCTTCTGGAGATCTTCCAGGCGGAGGACCAACTGAAGGCCCAAGAGGCCCATGACCAGGCCCAAGAAGACCCCAAACCTGAACCAGAGCTGGTACAGTATACAGTCCCTTGGATGGACGCTGATTTCATCAGAACCCTGAAGGACGCTGAAGGGAAGACGGTGATGGATGACCTACTGGCCAGGGTCAGGAACCACGTGGCCCAAGGGGAGACTGTGATGTTGACGGAAGGCGGAGAAGTGAAACAGGTGATCCACCCGGACGGTCTGGGCGGGATCGGGAAAGTCCAACACATAGGAGAACAGGATGATGAATGAAGCCATCAACCCGGAACACTTGGAAGTGATGTGGGATGAACTGGAAGAACTGGCGGCCAAGAAAAGCGGCCCTGTGGTAGTGGCCAAGGTCAAAGCGCTGAAGGAAGCCACGGAGAAGATGTATGGCGGAGAACCGGCGCGGGAACTGGTCATTGAACGGGTCCAAACCTTGGAGCGGGCGCTGGACAAGGTCACAGGGGAGAAGATTGACCTGGAGAAGGTCAACGAAGCGCTGGAGACCAAGCTAGGGGAACTGGGAGTCACGCTGGAAGACCTGGACGAAGACCCCCAGGAAGAGGACATAGAAGAGGAATAGATGGCCCAGCCTGTCAAGTTGAAGTTCTTGGCCAACAGGGGCCAGGGGAAGACCCACGCTGTCCTGACTTCCAAGGAGGTCAAGAACGCGGTTGAACTGTTGGCCAAGAACGCCATCAAACCCAAGAACGGGTCCTATGATATGTCCCAGATCCTAAACAAGGACCACGGGCTGTGTCAGGGCTGTGGGACGGCCAGGGCGGTCCATTTGTGCTATCACTGTGGCCTCCCTGTCTGTCCTTTCTGTGAAATGCGCTCCTTCATCCTGGTTGACGTTCCAGGTATCCCCAAAGACCTGAAGGGGCTGGAGTTTTGGTGGATGATCTGTAGGGACTGTTTCCTGAAGGAGTTCTGGACGCTGATGTTCAAGCGGGTCATGGTGGAGATCCTGGACGTGAAGGTCCTGGGTGAAGTCAAGGCCCACAAGAAGAAGCTGGAGAAGGAAGAACAGGCGGAGCGGGTGGCCATGGAGGCCACGGCGCGGCTGAAGAAGATCTATCCATATCTGAGACAATAGGAGGACAGGACCATGTCCAGATGGGGAAGGACACACTGGGGACAGAAGGGCGGAAAAGCCAACATGAAGAAGGTGGGCGGCGGCCTGGTTCAGATCGGGACTATCCTGGGCCAGGCGGTCAGGGAAGCTTCCCAGTCCACCAAGGACTTCAACGCCAGGCTGGAACAGATGAAGAAGCTGTCCGCTCCCCGTGGACCGTGGAAACCCAAGTCAGGGTCCACCAGGCTGGGGAACGGACTCCCAGAGCCCTGGCTAGTGAAGACCCAGATGGTCAAGGCTGGGCGGTTCAAATGTCAGTATGTAGTCACAGATCCAGGGATCTCCCCCTGTGGAGAACCGGCGGCCAGGGCTTGTCAGGTCTGCTATGCGGCCATCTGTGAAAATCACTGTTCCTACCATCCAGTGGCCCATTGGAACATCAAAGACAGGGACGTTCCCTTGGGGCTGTGTCCGTCTTGTTTCGTTCAGATCATCCGTAGAATTCTACTGACTGACACGGATCAGACCTACAACGCTTTCAGACAGGACATGACCAAGAAGTGGGAAGCCCAGATGGGAGTGATGACCCCGTGAAGTTTGTCCCTTGTCAGGGAATTCAGCCACGGGACTGGATTGAAAGGTCCATCTATCAGGACCGGGGAAAGTTCACTTTCAACGGTCCCCTTCACGGGGAAGTCTTCTTCCTGTGGGCTTCCACAGGGGACCAGAGGTTCAGGGAGGCGCTGGACCAATACAGGGCGGCCTGGGACGCCAAGGATGAAGAGCTGTTCAAGGACGCCACGGAAATCATGATCAAGGAGTGGAAGGACAGAAGACACCGGAGCCAGAATGGACTGGTCTGGTGGGTTCCCTTCCCCAAGAACACCTACAGGAGGATGAAGACGTGAACCTGGTGGAGAAACGTGAAGCGGTCCAGAGGATCTTGGATGACTGTAAAGCGGACTGTGATGAACGGGCCATCTGTGAACAGGTCCTGATGTCCACAGAGCTGATAGAGACCTTCACATCTGAATATGATGTCTGTCAAGCGGTCAATGACTACCTGTTGGAAGAGAAATGGGGCGCTGAAGAGGAAGGGCGCTTTGGGACCTGATGTCCTGTTTGGCGGGTTTCTGGCGGGTTTTGGGCTTGTCCCGCCTTCTATCATGATGTATCATATGACTACCGGCGGACGTTCACCTAGAAGGAACCATCACCCAAGGAGGTACTGTGGACAAACGGGCGAAAATTCTTGAAGCCTACGAAGAATTGAAGTCCAAGCTTTCGGAGGGCCAGGAACCGTCAATTCATGACGTGATTTCCAGGTCCAAGACCAAGGCCAACATCAGCTACGCCTACAAAGTCATCCAACCCTTGAAGGACGGCGGAAAGACGCCTTCTTCACCCAACACGATCACACCCAGACCGGTCTCCAAGCGGCGGAAAGCCCAGAAGGGGATCAGTGAACATGACCTACTTCTACAAACAGACAAAGGAACACAGCTTTATCATGCTTTAATGGCGGAGCTTGACACCTTGGCCCCGGAACGCTATGTGAAGGACTTTGACATGCGGAAGGGTTGTCATGTTGGGGACACGGGAATGTGGAGGGATGTCTACCAGACTCCTGAATTTGCGGTCTTTGTGATGGAGATCGGGTCCCATTCTTCCCCAACGCTCTACTGGGGGCTCCCTGACAGCGTGACCAGTATGGTGGAACGTGGAAAAGCCAGGAGGCCCAGATGGGCGGAAGAGTTCCTGGCGGAAGCGGAGGAAGAGGAAGATGGTTAAACGCGAAATGACGGAACAGGATGTCATGGACGAAGAAGTCAAGTCACCCAAGGTCATAGCCCTGGAGAAGGACTTGGCGGAGTTGAAGCGGGAGAACGAAAAGCTGAAGCGCCAGGCGGGAACGGATGAAGCGCTTTTTGAGTCCATCCAGGACGGGGTGTCCGGTTTGGCCCTGGAGCCCTACGCCAGGCTCCCCGTTCCAGAGCTGGACGGAGATCACGATGAACACCAGGCGGCGGTCATGATCTCTGACACCCATTCTGACGAATTCGTCAGAGCGGAGGAAATGGAAGGGATAGCGGAACACACCTGGGAGATCCATGAAGAAAGAATGGCCATCACAGCGGACAAGGTCCTGGAGATGACTGGGATCATGAGGAAGTCAGCGCCGGTTGACGTTCTGAATGTCTGGGTCCTGGGGGATCTCTTCCTTGGTGAAATCCACCCAGAAGAGACGGCCTATGGAAGTGAAATGACCCTTCCTGTGGCGCTCCCCTCAGAAGCCAGGGTCTTGGCTGACACCGTTCTACGGATGGCGGCCGGGTTCAAACAGGTCAGGGTGGTGGGGCTGTGCGGGAACCACGGTAGGAACAGTAGAAAGCCAGTCATGAAGATGACGGCTGACAGGAACTGGGACTACTCTGTCTACCTGATAGCCCAGGAGCTGACCAGGAACGCGGAGAACGTGGAATGGGTCCTTCCTAAGTCCATCATGCACGTTGAAGAGGTCCTGGGCCAGAAGTACCTTCTGACCCACGGGAATGTGGCCAACGTCACCCACAGGACTCCCTACTTCGGAATTGAAAACTCCTTCTTCAGCCAGAGGAACGCCAGGCGGAAGACGGACCTTGACTTTGACCATGTCTTCATGGGTCACTTTCATCATTCCTTCGGCCTTCGCGGTTTCATCAACGGGGTCCCTTCCATGATTGGGGCCAACCAGTTCAGCCTGTATAGAATGCACTGTGCCACCCCGGCGGCCCAGGAACTGGTGTTCTTGACGGAGAAACACGGACCCACAGCAAGGTGGACCATAGAACTGTAGTCACCAACACGGAAGGATGATCAGTGAACGGACAGGCGCTGGTTGAACATCTGAACATCACCAGGGAACTGGTATATCTGGCCGGGCCTTATTCCCACAAAGGCCCGGCCGCTGACTGGGTGAAGGCCCACACAGAAGATCACCGTCACAGACAACATCTGGAGGCGGCCCTTCATCTTCTCCGCCAGGGGATCATGGTCTATTCCCCCATCACCTACTCCCACCCCATCTTCAGGCTATCCCAGGAACTGGATCTGGACTTTGGCGGGGCGTGGGAACACTGGGAAGCCCTGGACACGGAAATGGTGGACAGGTCTGACAGGGTCTGGGTTCTTTCCACAGACGGCTGGAAGGACAGTTCTGGGACCTACGCTGAAGTCACGATACACACCATGAAGGAAGGAACGGGGGAAGGCTACACACCCCCCAGGCTTCTTCTGGAATGGGAAAATACTGTCAGGCTCCGTCCGGAGCCCCTACGAAGGGAAGAATTCAATGTCCACAGACCAGACCACGTTCAAGAAAGATGACAAGGAGAAGACACGCTACAGGCTGGTCCATCCCCTGTTCCTGAAGGGAGTGGCGGAGGTTCTGACCTACGGCGGGAACCACTATGGGGATGACACCAACTGGAAGAAGTGTCCTGACCCTTGGCGGTATTATGACCCCCTGTGGCGTCATGTCATGGCCTTCCTGGAAGGGGAAAGTGAAGATCCAGACACAGGAAAACACCATCTTTTTCATGCCACGTGTTGTATTCTCTTCATGTGGTGGATGGACGTTTTCGGGAACAAACGGCCCAAGCTGGACACGGAGCCCATCCAGGAGACCATCCAGGACGGCCTGATAGGGGGTCCCTGATGAAGAGGACCACCTGTTGGATCTGTGAAGAGGAAAAGACAGGCCCCGGGGACGGAGTCTGTGAAGGGGAATGTGGGCGGCCTGTGTGTCTGGACCATATTGTAGGTCACGGGACCTTCATGGTTTGTTCTGTGTGTTCTCTGAAGGCGGCTGTGTCCCACCTGAAGGGGGACATGGCCCTGGCGGCCAAGAAGGAGATCATGGACCAGATGTTGGTCCTGACCAAGGAGCTGTTCAGCGGATGTCACCACCATCCTGAAGAGGGGTGTTTACATACAGACGGAAAGGCTGAAATCTTCGGAGGATCGGAGGGGACGGGAGAAGGTCCCCCCAGGAAGGAGTGATGATGAAGAGGACGTTGACACTGGCGCTGATGGGCGCTCTATTGATCCCCCAGGTGGTGGGATGTTCTACCTTTCAGAACCCAGCCAACAAACTGGACCCCACCAAGATAGCCATGGCCTACTACAGACAGGACAGGACCTATGAACCTGTCCAGATCAGCGGCCTGGCCAAGGTGACCCTGGAGGCCGCTGAAGGGGAGACACTGGACATCATTCTGTCTTCACAGCTTGAACCCTTGTCCATATACCCCAGAGAACCCAACGCTCTAAGGGAGGCCATGGAAGGGCTGTGGAAGATCGGGACCGTGGTGGGGTCCACTATCGTGGGAGCGGAGCTGGTCCAGGGACTATCCAACGCTCCCAAGGTGGTGGAACCCACTATTGTGAAGGTTCCTGTGGAGTAAACCCAGAGGACAGGAGAAGATGGAATTCACACTGGACAGGAACACGGATTTCTATAGAAACTGTGTCAGGAGGCGGAGGGAACAGGCCAAGATCTGTCAGGACTGTCCCTTCCGCTCCTGGATTGAAGAACAGGAACAGGAACCTGAACCGGACACCTTTGACACCAGTCTGATCAAGGACATGGTGGAAGAGCTGGCCACGAACGTCCCAAAAGTCCCCCCACCATCTATCTGGGTGAAGGGGGTCTGGTATGACTGGGACAAGGAGGAAGGGACCTACAAGGAACGGCCCTGGGAGGAAGTGGAACCTGTCAGGAGGCCCTGTTACTACCACGCTGACGCTGGGCTGGGGAAACCCCTGAAAGAAGACCCCTGTGAATGTGGTTCTTGGGATACCTGTACCATTCACGCCGGGAACCCCAAGTCATGCTGGTCAAGCTGTAGGTGGGGAGCCCAGGAATATGAACGGAGGTCCCATGATAGCCTATAAGCTGTTCAGGGTCAGGAAAGACGGGTCCATTGGGTCTCTGTTCATCAACAGGAAAGAACGCTATTCCCTTGGCGTCAGAATGGAGGCCCACAGCTACCCAACGAAAGGCTACGCTGTCCGGCCTGGCTGGCATTGCACGGCGAAGCCCCACGCTCCCCATTTGACCTTGAAGGGAA